AGTAACTCTTATCGCTCCAAGTTTGAGCAACGAGTCTGTAAAGAACTAAGTACTCGCACTGAGTATGGTTACGAACCCTTTAAGATTAACTACGTAGTACCTATGAGAAATACTTACTACCTACCTGATGTTGTTCTGCCTAACGGTATCATCGTAGAAATCAAAGGGCTCTTAACTACCAATGACAGGAAGAAGCACAAACTCTTGAAGGCGCAGCACCCTGAGTATGAGACACGCTTCCTGTTTATGAGGAACAATACGATTAGTAAAGTCTCGAAGACTACCTATACAGCTTGGGCTGAACAACACGGCTTCAAGTGTCACGTTGGTAAAACAGTACCACAGGAGTGGATCGATGAATAACGTAACCAACAACAACTACCCACTAACCTACAAGTATAGTTGGGTGTGTCCTTTATGTGACACAGTATATAACCCTGAGACATCTACCTGTCCTTGTAGTAACAGATACAAGGTACCCTACAGCCCTTACAACCCGCCGCCGTACCCCCTTGGTGAAGTAACTTGTCATGCAACATAAAGGTAATAACACACACCTAATCATACCTGATAGCCACGCTATGCCGAGTAAACATAATGGACGTTATGAACTATTAGGGCGTTTAATCTACGACTTAAGACCTGATGTAGTAGTTGACATAGGAGACTCAGCAGACATGGAGTCCCTGTGTACATACGACAAAGGCAAGACAGGTTATGAGTCTCGTAGATACTTAGCTGACTGTGACGCTTACAAGGATGCTATGGAGAGACTATGGCACCCTTACAGAAAGCACAAGAGGAAGATGCCTCTTAGAGTTAAGACACGAGGCAACCACGAACAACGTATCATTAAGGCTGGTGAGTATGCCGGTGTGATGAGTGGCACCTTCGGCATTGAGGACTTAGAGGAGCATAGATACAATGATATTGTCAAGCCCTTTCTAGTACCTACAATGATTGATGGTGTAACATACAACCACTACTGCCCAACACCTATTATGAATAAGCCGGTAGGTGGTACGAGTCCTGCGAGGGCTATCCTGAAACAAGAACATCGCTCTATGACAACAGGACACTCACACCTTCGAGACTTCTTCGAGGAACGAGGCTTGCTGTCGTTGGTTGTTGGCTGTTACGTAGACTACTGGGCTGACTACGCTGGCCCTGCTAACAATAACTGGTGGGCTGGTGTGGTCTTAAAGACACACGTAGAGAATGGCTACTATGACCATAGGTGGATTTCATACAATGCCATTCAGAAAGAGTATGCTTAAAGTGCCATGACCTTAACATATAATGAGATGGTCGAGAAGATCGCAGAGCACTATGACCCTGATGAGCTTGTTGACATCCTGGAGATTGAGAGTACTGACTTGTTGTGGAGCTTTCCTGATAAGGTAGAGTTCTATCGTTATAAATTCTTTGAACTAGAACAGACGGAGTAACATTACTATGATTAACGAAGCTATTGTAGCCTTTGCTATCCTGTGCTCACCAACGTCTGATTGCGCCACAATCTTTATGACTAAGGACGAAGCTCCATTAGTGTTCAACAGTATTGAGGACTGCTTAAGCACAGTGGCTACCGTGCCTATGGAGGCTCCGAAGGGCTTGCGAGTAGCTCTCATGGCTTGTGGAGAGGCTGACAAGCTGGTTAGTGAAGAGATCGGAGAAGGGCTCTGATGACAACACAGCAGACTAACACCGTAGACAACGCAGTACCCCACACATATTACAACCCTTCCACAGTATACGGCCCTAAGACTAAGCTCGGTGAAGAGCTACATAGTGGTAAGTATCGTGGTAAGAATGAGACCTTCTATGATGCTATGTCACGTATCAGTGGAGCTCTAGCAGACAACGAAGAACATCGCAAGAGGTTCAAAGGTATCCTACTCAACCAGAGGTTCCTACCCGGTGGCCGTATCCAGAGCTCTATGGGTAGCACACGAGCCACAGCATCTCATAACTGTAACGTCAGTGGAACCATTGAGGACAACATGGGCTCCATCATGGAACGGGCAGCGGAGGCTGCTGAGACTATGCGTATGGGAGCCGGTATTGGTTATGACTTCAGTAAACTACGTCCTCGTGGCGATAGGATCGTGACACTCGACAGTGCTTCTAGTGGGCCTGTGAGCTTCATGGGTATCTACGATGCTATCTGTGCGACTATCAGTTCTAGTGGACACCGCCGTGGTGCTCAGATGGGTGTCTTACGTATTGATCACCCTGACATTGAGGAGTTCATCCGGGCTAAACAGAACGAGAGAGTCCTGACTAACTTCAATATCTCAGTGGGTATTACTGATGAGTTTATGCGGTGTGTACAGGAAGACTCTGAGTTTGATCTTAGGTTCGAGGGTAAGACCTATAAGACAGTGAGTGCCACAGCCTTGTGGGATGAGATTATGCGGTCTACTTGGGACTGGGCAGAACCTGGAGTGTTGTTCATTGATACGATTAACAAGATGAATAACCTAAACTACTGTGAGACTATCGCAGCTACGAACCCCTGTGCAGAGCAACCACTACCTCCCTATGGGGCTTGCTTGTTGGGTAGCTTTAATCTCACACAGTACCTAGTTAATGAAGATGGTGAATACTTCTTTAATTGGCCTCAGTTCTTGGATGATATTCCTGATGTTGTCAGGGCTATGGACAACGTGATCGACAAAGCTAAGTACCCTCTTCCTGAGCAGGAGCTTGAAGCTAAGAGTAAGAGGCGTATTGGCTTGGGTGTCACTGGTTTGGCTAATGCTGTAGAGGCTATGGGTCTTGAGTATGGCTCAAAAGAGTTCATCGTAATGACAAAGGGTATTATGAATACCTTACGTAATGAAGCTTACAAAGTTTCAGCTATGCTTGCAGAGGAGAAAGGAGCCTTTCCACTCTTTAATCCCGATACATACTTAGCCTCTGAGTTTATCAGAGAGTTGCCTTTTGAAACTCAAGATTTAATATACGACTACGGAATACGTAACAGCCACCTAATCAGCATAGCCCCTGCCGGTACTATCAGCCTCACTGCTGACAATGTATCAAGTGGTATTGAGCCTGTGTTCTCTTATGGCTATAACCGTACTATCATTACGGAGACTGGGCAACCTGTCATTGAGAAGGTAGTTGACTACGGTGTTGCAGAGCTTGGAGTAAAAGGACGGTGTGCCGATGACGTACCTGTCAAGGATCATCTCGCAGTTCTACTAGCTGTCCAGCCCTATGTGGACTCGGCAGTATCTAAGACCTGTAATGTTGGGGATGATGTTATGTGGAAGGACTTCAAGCAAATCTATATGGATGCTTGGCTTGGAGGAGCTAAGGGCTGTACAACCTTTCGAGCTTCTGGTAAGAGATACGGAGTCCTTAACAAGGGTACCGCCGAAGAAGACTCCGAAGGTACAGCGTGTTACATAGACCCTGAAACTGGTAACAAGGAGTGCAGTTAGAATGTATAGACCCACTGGAGACTGGGTAGATGTTTGAATCTCTCACAAGTAAACTCATCCTATAAAACGGAGTACCCTTATGCCTGATGAACAACGTATTAAACGAGATAACCCTGAGTTCTACGATGAAGTCATGGGAAGACAAGTAGGCGGTGACCACTACAAGACTTGCGGTATCCAACCTGTAGACTATATCACAGCTAACGATCTTGATTACCTAGAAGGTAACGTAGTCAAGTACATTACACGCCATAGAGTCAAGGGAGGTCGTAAAGATATTGAGAAGGTTATCCATTACGCTCAGATGATCTTAGCTAATGAGTATAACATCTCTGAGCAACGAGACAGCGACGAGGCAATTGACTGGAAGGACAACAACAACCAAGATATAAGTGACGTTGCTCTCAGAGGCTTAATGAGTAATTTCTGATCTTGTGATCTATGAAGTCACCTACCAAACCTACATGGGGCCTTCCTAGTTTATGGAGGGCTCCATAGTGTTTGTAACCCCATATCCAGGAAGGTACTCTCGCAACTGCATCGTCACCATAGACGTAGCGTGTGTAGTTGTACAACGGCTTTAAGGTTGTGCCAAAGCCTGTGCGTGGTTGCCCAAAGGTAACGAGCTTCTTATAAGCTATACCGTCCTTGATGAACTGGCGAGCACACACAGCCGCAGCAGCCCCACCGAGGCTATGCCCTGTTAGGTAGATAGGGCGGTTCTCTTCAATACTACGGCTTAGGTAGGCTTGGAGTAACGGCCAGAGCTTCATGAAGTATGAGTAGAAGCCCTTGTGTATACGCCCAAGGGGTGTCTTAGACGGCCAACCTTTAAGGTCAGTGAGGATATCTTTACCGTCCTTCTCAGTACCACGGAAGACTACAACAGTCTCACCACCAAGGTGGATCACTGAGCACTCAGCGTTATCTCCTTGGAGCCTATGGAACGAAGTGACTCCCAAGCCCTTAAATGGGTTTGGGAGTTCGTTGTTGTACTCAGCTTCACATAGTTTAGCGAGTAGTTTGTCAGTGATCATAAAGTATTTACTCCCGAGCTTCACGCCCACAGAAGTTAGACCACTCCTTAGCTGTGATATTCCAGCGTTGCATAGCTTGGCTCTCAGCCCTGTACGTGTTGTTACACACGAAGTTACGAGCCTTGTCCATAGCTTCGTCGTTAGTCTTAGCTCCGAGGGCCTTCACAGTCCCTGCGATAACATCGGCCTTCTGACCAAACGGGGTAGAACAGGCAGACAGTGTGAGGATAACGAGAGGGATGATTAGGAGGTTCTTGTTCATAGCTTTAGTCCTTGGTATAAGGTTTGACATACTTATCAAAGTAGCCTTGAGCATAGTTCTTTCTTTTCTCTAGTTCAGGGGAGCCTGATCTAAAGTACTTGTCCATTAAAGCCCCCATCATAGTGTTTAGTTCTCCACTATAAAGAGCTTTATTCAACTTCTTACGATTACCTGCTCCAATATCAAGGTGCTTCCCTTTAGTCATAGCATCATACGCAAAGTCAATCTGAGAGTCCTCGGAGTCTTCAAGTCCTAGCTTGTCTAAGTACTTCTGGTACTCTTCTTTCTGAACATTAGAGAACTGGAAAAGACCTTGCCCTGCCCTAGAGTCTTTCTTATCCATTCCTTTTTGAGTCACTGACCAAGAGAGTTCCGGCCCGGCTTCCTGTCTTATGTTACCTAGTAACGCCGTAGCAATAACAGGGTCTCCCCACTTTGTATTCAGCTTATTGAATAGTCTTTCTTCAGTACTGATAGGTCGGTGTTGTGTAGTTTTAGGAGTCATAGGAGTCCTCATAGGCCCTTGGAAGAAAGGTGTCATAGGTATATCTACCCCAAAGAAGGATGAAGTAGGGACTGTGTTGTCATTGAAGAAACCCGGCATAACTACTCCTTACTCTTCTTAGGTTTAAGTTTCAACATATCTTTCTTGATCTTTGCAATCTTGTTGTGTACTTCTGTCATACGCTTAACGTATTCTTCTTGACCGATAGCCCTGTCCATCAAGTCCTTACCAGCCCTCTTACCCATCGCTGTGACTGCATCGAACCTACGCTTGTACTCGAACTGCTTCCTAGTAGCCATGAGGGGTATATCAGCAGGTATAAGCTTGATACCTACACTCTGAGCAACAGCTTGGTAGATGTTCAGGTTATCAACAAAAGGATTATCAGAGCCTGTGATAGCCCTTCTAACCTTATTGAATGAAGGACTACCAGGAACAATAGGATTATTAGGAGTAAGCCTACGTGTAATGTCCTTAGCCTTTATAAGAACATCACTCTCCTTGCTCTCCCCAAGACCTTCAACAGTCTTACCAGTGAACGGATCAAACCCTATAGCCCCTTGATACAGATCGCCAGCAAGCCCAAAGGAAGGTTGCAGGGCACCGGGCAGAACTTCTACAGAACCTGCGCCACCTCTACCAGCCTCGAAGATATCACCACCGGGAATCCACCTAGTGATATCCAAGTACTGTGAAGTCCCTTCAATTGTGAAGGGCATCCTAATCATACGCGGAGGCAGGAACGGCATATTGAATACGTTCTGTTGTTTATCTACAGGCAGTAGAGCCCTCTCGAAGTCTTCATCACCACTAGGCTGTAAACCTCCCATGTGGTTCATAGCGTAACCAAGCCCTGCCCACTTAGCAAACTTCCAAGGACGTAACGTAGCTGACTCAGCCAACAGAGGAAGGATGCGGTAGGAGTAACTAAGGAATGGTGTGGCTGTTTCACGCAGAGCATTGATCAAGGGTGCGTTGATATCATAATCAATGAACCACTTCCTAGCATCACGAGCAGCTACAGCAGGATCGATACCATTGTCAATGTCAGTCATGAACTTAGCGAGCCTGAACATTCTATCTTCTGCTTGATACAGGTGTTCAAGGCGGCCTATGGAGTTCTTCTTTGCCCAGTTAGCAATCTTCATAGCAATACCAAGAGGATTGTTACCGGCAGCAGCAGCGTTAGCATAACCACCTAGTTGCTTACTCATAGTCTGACCGAGCTCTTTGGTGAGATGATCAGCTTCAAAGACACCATGCTCAAGGGCGAGCTTAACAATACTACTGTCCTTGCCAGAAGCATGTTGAGTCATCTGCTTAAAGGCTTTGGGGATATTCTCAAAGTCACCTTCTGCAAGGTCATAGAGAACAAAGTTAGACATGATGTTATTAGTGTGGACTACAGGGTTCCATGCAGTCTTGGAGGCTTTCCAAACCCTGTTGAGTTTCCTGTAACCGTTGATAGTCAAGCCTACTGCATCTTTACTGTTCG